ATCGTGCCGCCGGACAGCGCCAGATAGCCTGCGGCCGGCAGGTAGGCTGCCTGCCAGACGGTGCCGGTGTATACCCGCATCTCGCCGGCTACGCTGTTCCAGTACAAGGCCCCGGTCAGCAGCGCGTTGCCGTCGTTGTCGACCGTCGGGTTGCTAGTCTTGCTCCCCAGGTAGCGGTCGTCGAAGGCGTCATAGGACGCCGCCGCGTCGTTGGCGCTGGTGGCAGCAGCAGACGCCGATCCCGAGGCCGCCGTGGCGCTGTTGGACGCATTGAGCGCGCTTGCAGCTGCGGCCGACGCCGACGCTGCCGCGCTGGTGGTGCTGCCGAAGATCGAGTCGACCTCGGTCTTGGTGTAAGCGTCGGTGATCCCGTAGCCGGACAGTGTCGTCGGGTTCGTGCCGCCGGTGGCTCGCCCCCACTGATCGACCGTGATTGATCGATACGTCCCTGCCACCACGCCAGTCGCGGCCAGGTCGATTTCGTCAGCGCCAACCACAATGCGGGCTGCAGACGCGGTGTTGACGTTGAGCGTATTCCCGCTCTTTGTCATGCCGGTGCCGGCCGTGATCTGACCAGCGCCAGAAAACTGAGCCCACGTCACCGACGTCGTGCCAAGCGTGCCACCGGGCGAGATCGTGCAAACCCAGCCGCTGTTGTCGTTGGCCGTGCCGTCCTCGACAAAGACGAACGCAGAGACGAGCTCGGTCCACGAGTCAGCATCGCTGGACCTGGCCCACGCTCCGGCGGCGACAACATAGATGCCGTTCTCAGCCGCAGCCGACTGGTCCTTGACCAGCACCCTGTCGCCAGCGATGACGGCCACGCCGTCAATGGTCTGCGCGCCTGACAGCGTGATGTTGGCCGTCGTAGCAGCCCGGGCCGACGCCTTGGCATCCAAGCCCTGAGCGACCGTGTCAACGTATGCCTTGTTGGCGGCCTCGCTGTCGGTCGTCGGCGCCGCCAGGCCCGTGATCGTTGCCGACGTTGCGGACGACATGTCCAGCGTGCCGGTGATCACCACATCGGCGAACGAACTCGTGCCCGTGCTGGTGACATTGCCGGCGACGTTGCCGGTCATGGTCCCTGCGACATTGACGTTGTTGAACTGGCTTGTGCCGCTGCTCGCAGTCACATTGCCCGTCAGGTTGCCGGTTATGCCGGCGCTGGCCGACAGCGTCGTGAACGCGCCGGTCGCGGGCGTCGTGCCGCCGATCGACGTGTTGTTGATCGTGCCGCCGGCGATGGTGACCGCCGACCCGAGGCTCGCCGTGCTGTTGGCCGACAGCGTCGTGAAGTTGCCCGCGGCTCGAGTGGTTGCGCCGATCGGCGTCGAGTCCAGCGTCGACCCGGTGATCGCCAGCGACTGGAGTGCCGACGACGCGACCAGCGCCGTGCCGCCCGCATTGACCATCGCCACCTTGTACCCGTTGCCGGCCAGCGTCGGCAGCAGATCAAAGCCGTCGGTGATGGCCTGCAGTTCCGCCCGCAGCGCAGCCGACGAGCCTGGCGCGTTCGGGGTCGGATAGGTTGCGTGGTTGTAGTAGGAATTCGGCATGATTAGCGCAGCCCTCGCCGCATCGTGAAGTGCAGCACAATCGTGTTCACCGTGAACGACTCAAACAGATCCGACACGCAGGAAATCCGCACGGCCATGTTTTCGGCCGTGCCAACAACCTCGATTTCCGATGGCGTGACGTCTGATCCGTCCCAGACGAAGTTGTCCCAGATCATCGAGTCCCAGTACGCCGATCGCAGGTCGGCCGCGTAGCCTGCGTCCTGAGGCTGCGGAATTTCCTGTCGGCGATATCCGAGGTCGTAGCCGAACTGGATCTGGGTGTAGTAGTTGCCGGCAAGCTCCACGCTCGCGCGGCGGAACCGCTTGAGCACTCGCGGCGACTTGATCGAGTTATAGACCAGGTTGAAGCTTGCGGAGATGGCGTCGCCGTCGAAGCTCGTGCCGCGGTCCAGTTCGTAGACAAACCCGTTGTCCGACCCGAAGAACGACACCGCGTTGCCGTTGGAGTCTTCGCCCTCGACGCAGCACAGCACGGGGTCCAGCAATTCCACCGGCATGGAGCCGAGCAGCTTGCCGTTGACCATCGTCATGTAGACCGCAGTGCCGTCGGAGAAGAAGACCCGGTACTGCCCCTTGTTGCGGTTGACCGAGCTTGCGGTCGCCAGATTGATCCTGCTCTCGAGGTACGGCCGCAGGTTCATCGTCAGCGACGCCGGCAGGAAGTTGCCGAAGTTCAGCGACGTGCCCAGGCTGATGATGCCGCGGTCATCCAGCACATACGCCTGGTCCATGCTCTGCGCCGTGTAGGGCACGGCGCCGGTGCCGGTGTTGAAGGTCGACAGAGCAAAGTTCGCTTCGCTGGTGCCGTAGAGCACCGACGTGTCGCGCCGCGTGTAGACGCCCAGCGCGCCGCTCGACTGGTCGCCCGGCAGCACGATCAGGTTGGTGATCGGCGCAGCCAGCGCGATCTCGCCGGCGCCCAGCACCGGATCCCATCGGTACGGGTCCCCCAGCGCGGAGAACTGCAGCGAAGCGCCAAAGGACAGGAACAGGTGCTGCTTGTGGACCGCGATGTGCGTCGGCTTGTCGTTGGGCATGGTTGAGTTGATCGGCACGAACGTGGTGCCGTCAAACTCAAAAGCCCGGTTTTTGCCGTCGCAGCCGTAGAGCCGGTAGTTGGCGTCCCCGCCGCCGAAGTTCCCCACCACGGTCTCGTAGCGGCCGTCCTTGGCCAGCGTGATCGCCGCCTGCGTACCGTCCGCATCGGCGCAGTGCGTGGCGCCCACGCGCAGTTGCTCGTTGTTCTGGAAGTTGCCGCTGATCGTCCAGAAGATCAGGCGCCCGACCGCGTCGTTGGTCGACCACGCGCCAGATTCAATCACCACCCGACGCACGACGCCCGTGGCGCTGCTGGTGTTGCCGGTGACTGTGTTGCCCTCGACGATCGCCTGAGTGCCGGCATCGAACTTGAGCTCAAACCCGAGCGACACCAAGGACCAGCCGGTCGACGTCGACTTGTACATCTCGGCCGCGCTGGCGCCGGCATTGTTGCGCCATGCGTAGACCGTGCCGTTGTAGAGCGCCACGCCCAGCACGTTGCCCGACCCCGGCACGGCCTGGATGCTTGAGCGGTACTCGTCGGCCGCAAGGTTGCGGTACTGCGCATCGATCAGCCCATCAGCACTCACCCCGGCCAGCGCGGTGATGGTGCCGACCTGCGAGGCCAGGATCGAGATCCCCTCCTGCGCGACGAACGTCCCCGTCTGCCGGGTGACGACCACGTCGTTGCCCGAGCGAGCGATGACCTTGCCGGTCGCGGCCGAGGTCATGCCGGTCACCGTGTCGCCCACCGAGGCCGTCCCCGTCAGCGCGCACGTCAGGATGTTGTAGAGGGCATCGGAGGGCTTGGCGCGGCCGTCGAACCGCTCGTAGCCCGCCACCCGGGTGTAGCCCCCGTTGACGTTGCACTCAAAGTTCGCCGCGTTGCGCGCGAACCCGGGAGGCAGCGTCAGCGTCGGGGTGACTTGATCCAGGCCGCCGCCCAGGCGGATCAGTTCGTACTGGACCTTGGGGAGCTCAGCGGCTGCCATGCGCGCGCCCTACGCCAGAGGGTTTCCGAGGTAGATCGGCTGCAACTGCTCACGCTCAAGCTGGTTCATCAACCGGCTGAACTCGGTGTTGCCCTTGGACAGTACCTCCGGCGCCGCCTCGTAGAGGCCGTAGAACTGCATGGCCTTGTAGACGATCGCCAAGTGCAGATGCGCCGGCATGCCAGGCGTGTCGGTGTCAGCCGACAAGGACGACGGCAGTTGCTGGTACTCGCCGCTGACCTTGAACACGTCCTCCGGCACCTGACCCAGAAGGATCACCTTCGCGTTCGGGTTGATCGCGAACACCACCGGCCGACCGGGCACCTGGACGTTGAAGCGGTAGGTGTTGCGGAAGACCTGGTACTCCCACTCGACCAGCCACTGCTCGTCTTGCACGCCGATGCTGACGCGCTGGCACCGGAACGTCTCCGGCCACCAGTAGCGCAGGTCGGTCAGGGGCAAGCCCGTGACCGTGTTGGTGGTCGTCGCCG